CGCGGCAGAGGCGTAGTTGCCGTGTTTTCGTCCGCTCCAGGCGTATCGGATCGGTGGAGCGATCCGTTTTCAGAAGCCTCGGGGAGATTCCGAGGCGTTGCGTTTGCCGTGCGGTCGTTGTGTCGGCTGTCGGTTAGAGCGGAGTCGTCAGTGGGCCGTGCGGTGCATGCATGAGGCCTCTCAGTGGGAAAACAATGTTTTCGTGACGCTTACGTATGACGACGAGCATTTGCCGGAGGATCAGGGTCTGGACGTCCGGGAGTTTCAGTTGTTCGCGAAGCGACTACGAAAGCAGCGTCCAGGTGAGACTGTGCGCTATTTTCACTGTGGGGAGTATGGGGAGCAGGGTCAGCGTCCCCACTATCACGCGTTGTTGTTCAACGTAGATTTTCCGGATAAGGTGCCGTGGCGCTCAGACACATTTCGGAGTGCGGAATTGGAGCGTTTGTGGCCCTTGGGTCACTCCGAGTTCGGGAGTGTGACGTTCGAGTCCGCGGCCTACGTTGCGCGGTACTCGCTCAAGAAGTTGAGCGGGCAAGCTGCCGTCGAAGGGTACAAGCGGTTTCACCTTCGGACGGGCGAGGAAGTGACTGTGGCTCCGGAGTACGCCACCATGAGTCGCGGTGTAGGCGCGTCGTGGCTGGAGCAGTTCGCGGATGAGGTTTATCCGCTCGATCGGGTCGTGTCTCGTGGTCATGAGGCTAAACCGCCGCGCTTTTACGATAAGCGGCACGCCGATGTCGATCCTGTTGGTGCAGCTATCGTTCGGGTCGAGCGTGGTAGAGATTTCAATCACGAGAATGCGACGGAGGAGAGGTTGCGGGTGCGTGAAGTGTGCGCGGAAGCGCGGTTAAACCTTTTCAAAGGGAGGTCGCTGTGAAAGTTGGTTTCCTGGTCCTGCTTTGCGTTTATGACGCGAAGGTGCAGCTGTTCATGCAGCCCTTTTTCGCGCGGTCGAGCGCGGAAGGGATGCGGATGTTCGCGGATGAGGCGAAGCGTCCGGACGGTCAGATCGGTCAGCACCCGGAGGACTTCAGCCTCCACCGGTTGGGTGAGGTGGATCAGACGAACGGGATGCTGATCCCTGAGGTGGCGCCGGTGGCGTTGGCGACTGCGCTGGAGCTCGTGGCGCGGCTCGAGGCGGTGTCGTGAGGATGCCCTCGGTGATGGGCCACACCTTCTCCCAGGTCCCAAGCGTTCAGATCCCGCGGTCGCAGTTCAGGCGGAACTGCGGGAACAAGTTCACGTTCGATGCTGGGTATCTCGTGCCGGTGTTCGTGGACGAGATCATCCCGGGTGACACGTTCGACTGTCGTATGACGGCGATCACGAGGATGCTGTCGCCCCTCGAGGTGCCGATCATGGACAACATGTTTCTGGAGTCGTTCTTCTTCTTCGTCCCGAACCGGTTGGTCTGGAACAACTGGCAACACTTCTGCGGTGAGCTGACGGATCCGAGCGATCTCGGGACGGACTACACGATTCCTCAGATGGCGGGAATCGGTGCCGGGTACACGGTTGGTTCCCTGGCGGACTATTTCGGTCTGCCGTTGGGGGTGGCGCCGTCGTCGTACTGGTCGCACTCGTCTCTGCCGTTCAGGGCGTACAACCTGATCTACAACGAGTGGTTCCGGGATCAGAACCTGATCGATTCGGCCGTCGTGGATAAGGACGACGGGCCGGACGATGCGGGGGACTACGCGCTTCGGAAGCGTGGTAAGCGGCACGACTATTTCACGTCGTGCTTGCCGTGGCCCCAGAAGGGTACGGCGGTGTCCCTGCCGCTGGGTACGTCGGCGCCAGTGTTCACGACGGGTGCGGATGCGGCGACGGTAGCGATCGGGCAGGGTGCTACGGCCGCGTCGGGTATCGCGGACCTGGATTCGTCAGGTGCTGCGCTGCTGGTCGGTGCGAACGCTCCGTCGTCGATCAACGTGTTCGCGGATTTGGCGGACGCGACGGCGGCGACGATCAATCAGCTCCGGCAGGCGTTCGCGGTCCAGCGTCTACTCGAGAGAGATGCCCGCGGGGGGACGCGGTACACCGAGATCGTCCGGTCGCATTTCGGCGTGGTGTCGCCGGATGCTCGGCTGCAGCGGCCGGAGTACCTTGGTGGTGGGTCGACGATGATTCAGGTGTCGGAGATCCAGCAGAACAACCAGGGCGTGTCAGGTGCGGCCCTGGAGACTCCGTTGGGGTCGTTGGCTGCCCAGGTGAAGGCCGGGGCGACGGGCCACGGGTTCGTGAAGTCGTTCACGGAGCACGGGTACGTGATCGGGTTGATCTGCGTGCGGGCCGATCTGACGTACCAGCAGGGGATGGATCGGTTCTGGAGTCGGACCACGAGGGAGGACTTCTACTGGCCGGCTCTCTCGCACATCGGTGAGCAGTCGGTTCTGTCGAAGGAAATTTTCGTCGACGGGAGTGTCGACGACGACGATGTGTTCGGGTATCAGGAACGGTACGGGGAGTACCGCTACAAGCCGTCGAAGATTGGTGGGAAGCTCCGGTCGACGGTTGGGGGGACGTTGGACATTTGGCATCTGTCCCAGGAGTTCGGGTCCCGTCCGACGCTGAATCAGGTGTTCATCGAGGAGGATCCGCCGCTGGATCGTGTGTCCGCGGTGTCTACGGAGCCGCATTTCGTGATCGACACGTATTTCGACTTGAACTGTGCCCGGCCGATGCCGCTGTTCGGGGTTCCGGGCATGATCGATCACTTCTGATGGATCCGATGACGTTGGGTCTCGTCTACGGCGGTGTCTCGAGTGCCGCCGGGTTGGCGCAGGGTCTGCTTACGGGTGCTGGTTCGTGGCGTACGAACTACGAGAACCGCCAGTTGGTGCGTCAGCAGATGGCGTTCCAAGAGCGGATGAGTAGTACGGCGTACCAGCGCGCGGTTGGCGATGCGCGGAGCGCCGGGCTGAACCCCGCTCTGTTGTACCAGCAGGGGGGCGCGAGCTCCCCTGCTGGGGCTTCGGCGCATATGGAAAATGCGGTCGGAGCGGGTGTGTCCGCCTATCAGCAGGCGAAGATGCAAGCGCAGGAGATGCGCGAGTCTCAGAGCAGGGCGGACTTGAACCGCGAGCAGCGGTTGACTCAGTTGGACCAGCAGGATTATCTGCGTTCGCAGAAGGCGAACATGGATTTGGATACCGAGCTTCGTCGGTATGAGTTGCCGTCGGCTCGTGCGATCGCTCGGACGTATGAGGGTCGGGTGGGTCAGGTGTTGTCGTTTGCGGATCGGTTGAAGTCGTTGGTTCCTTTGCAGCCGCTCCGGCTGCAGAGCAATTCGGCTCGTTCACTCAGGAGGTAGCCCGTGGGTTTGGTCAACCATTCACGGCGCCCGCAAGTGGATTGTGCGGCGATGCCGTCGAGGACGGTTCAGTCGGAGAAGCAGAGCTGCGACATCAACTACATCGTGTCGCAGTATCGGAAGACGGGCGTGCTGCCTCATCAGGCGGCGCGTATGCCCGTCTACGCGGATGTTTCGGAGGTCGGAGACTTCCGGGAGTTGGTGGATCGTGTCGAGGCCACCAAGAGGTGGTTCTCGAAGCTGCCCGCGAAGGTGCGGGCGGCGTTCGGTAACGATGCGGTCGCTCTCATGGATGCGATCGGGGACCCGGATGAGCGGGGGAAGCTCGAGGAGCTCGGGCTAATCGGGAAGAAGGTCGAGGCGGCGAAAGCCGAACTCGAGCAAGCGGCGGCCGGGAGTCCGCCGGCGTAGGCACACTGGGGTACTTGATGTAAGTGTGCCAGATGACACCAAGTTGGTCTTGGTTCATCTGAGGGGAGTTGAGAGGGGGCCCGGGGAGAACCCGGACCCCCTTTCGTTTAGATGTTCCTGAGCAGCCGGAGGGCTCGGCTCAGGTAGTCTTCCATTTCCTGGAAGGAGCCCTGGGAATAGGCGGACAGGGCCATTTCGAGGAGCCCGCGCACGTTTGCGATGATCTGTCGCTGTGCGATGCGGGCGTTCACTTCTTCTTCTCTCCGCGCTCCTGCAGCTCCTTGAGCCCTGCGATGAGCTTCTGCGTCTGTTCGACGGCGCGGGTCTGGCGGATGAGTTTCGATTCCGCCCGGTTGATTTCCATCTGGATCTCGTGGAAGGTGAGCATTAGGTCCTCCGTTGTAGGTAGTTGATGCGCTCGTTAAGGTAGTTGCGCTTGGCGGTGTTGTCTATACCGTCCTCTCCGTGTGACAGTGTGGATAGTTCATACTTCAGGTTCTCGAGCTCGAGCTGTCTGTTGTATTCTGGGTTGCACTCGCAATCCCAGCTTACTGTGCAGCCGCATGTTCTGCATGTTGCCATGTTGCCTCCTAGTGTGTTTGTGTTCTCTATTAATTATATCATGTCGCGTGCGCGTGCGCAATATGCGCGTGTGCGTGCGTATGTAAATGTTATGTAAAGCAGCTAAGCTGCGTGAGGCATCGATTCTCTTTGCGCCTCCGGCGCTTTTTCCTTGATAGCGGCTGTTAAAGTTGTTAGGATAGATCGCGTGCAGCGATCCTTTTTTCATCCTCGAGGAGGTTCTATGCGAAGGTCCGGTATGGGTCGTTCCCATTCGAAGAAGGTGTTTTCTCGGGGTGCGCGTCGTGTGCACCCGAAGAACGTGGCCGGTCGCCCCATGCGGGGCGGTATCCGGCTGTGAGGCCGGGTTACGCCACGGCGAGCTCGGTGTGGTTGCAGTTCAACAAAGGGCTGTTGAAGCCGGCGGACGGGTCGTCGTGGTCGTTCGTGTTTCAGTACGCGGCAGAGGCGTAGTTGCCGTGTTTTCGTCCGCTCCAGGCGTATCGGATCGGCGGAGCGATCCGTTTTCAGAAGCCTCGGGGAGATTCCGAGGCGTTGCGTTTGCCGTGCGGTCGTTGT